ACCACCGCACCGGCTCGACGGTGTCGTACCGCTTCCGCTCGCCGCCGCAGTACGGCGAGGCCGGCCCCGGCTACTGGCGCACCGTGCTCGACCTTGAGGTGCTGCCGTGAGGTCGATCAGCACGAGTGGCCGCGCCGCGCTCTACGCCGCGCAGACGGACGACGTCTGGCTGCAACTGCTGACGATCGAGCATAGCAGCATCGGCACGCCGATCCGGCTCGCCGCGAACACCGAAGCCGTCGTCAGCCGCGGCGACACCTACCTCGCGTTCCCGTTCGAGATCGCGCTGCCGGCCACTGGGCAGGAGAGCGTCGAACTGCTCGTCGACAACGTGAGCCGGGAACTGATCGACGAGGTGCGCGGCATCGACACTCCGCTCGCGATCACGCTCGAAGTCGTGCGCGCAGCCGACCCGGACACCGTCGAGGCCGGGCCGTTCGAATTCCAGTCGCGCACGGTCGAGTACGACGTCCAGCGCATGCGCTTCACGCTGGCCTACGAGCCGTTGTTGAGCGAGCCGTTCCCGGCCTACACCTACACGCCGCTGGACTATCCCGGCCTCTTCCAGGCAGTGGACCGATGACCGTGGACCAGTACATCGGCATCCCGTACCAACTGCACGGCACAACCCGCGAGGGCATCGACTGCTGGGGTCTGCCGTGTCTCTGGTATCGCGAGCAGTACGGGATCGAGCTGCCGAGCTTCGGCGACCGCTACGGCCGCGAGCTGGACGCCGCCGAGCGCGCGCACATTGCCGCCATCATCCGCGGTGAGTCCGAGACCTGGCGCCATGTCCGGCCGGGACGCGAGGAGCGCGGCGACCTCATCCTGCTGCGCATCCTGGGCGAGGAGTCGCACCTCGGCGTCGTCGTCGAGCTGGGCCGCATGCTGCACGCCCGCAAGGGCATCGACTCGTGCGTCGAGCGCTACGACTCGCCGACCTGGTCGCGGCGTATCTCGGGCTTCTACCGCTGGGCGCAATGGCAATGATCACCGTCGTCGCCTGCCCGCATCCGCTGCGCGACACCCGCTACCTGTGGGAGGCCGCGGGCCGGCCGACGATCGAGGATCTGGTGGTCGAGGCCGCCGAGCGTGGCAGGGTGCCGCTGGCGGCCATGGGGAACGCCGTGGTGGTCATCGGCGACCGCATCGTCCCGAAGGACCAGTGGAGACACGTCCGGCCGAAGACCGGGCCGGTGGCGATCAAGAACCTGCCGGCCGGCCCTGCCATTCCGCTGATCGTGTCCGTCGCCGGCTTCGCTGCGTCCTCATGGGTCGGCACGCTCGGCCTGTCTGCGCTCGCCACTGGTCTGCTGCAGGCCGGGGTGGGCCTCGTCACCTCGCTGATCGCGGGCGCGCTTTCGCCCACGCCGAAGCAGCGCCGCGGCGCGAGCGATGGGCCGATCGATCCGGCCTTCACGATTCAGGGCGTGCGCAACGAGGCGCGACCCTACCGGCCGATCCCGAAGATCTACGGCCGGCGCGTTCGCTACTACCCGCCGCTGGCGGCGCAGCCGTACACCGAGATCTTCTACGACAACAACCAGTTCATCCGCTGCGTGTTCGACATCGGATACGGCCCGCTGGCGATCAGCGACATCAAGATCGGCGACACGCCGATCGCGCAGTATCGCGGGATTTCATACGAGGTCCGCCAAGGCTACCCGTCGGACGCCGCGCTGACGTTGTTCCCTGATCAGGTGCGAGAAGAAAGCCTCTCGATCCAGCTCAAGTACGCGAGCGGCTTCAGCATCCGCACGACGCAGCCGGACACGGACGAATGCTCGCTCGACGTCCTGTTCCCGCAGGGACTCATCCGGATCACGGATCGCAACGTGAAGTACGGCCTTGAGGTGCAGTTCGAGGTGCAGTACCGCCAGACCGGCACCAGCACGTGGATCGCCGCGCCGCTCACCTCCAACCATTTTGGCGTGTACTTCCTCGGCTCCGGAAAGTTCAAGGTGGCGGCCAAGGAGAAGGCGGCCGTGCGCCGGTCGGTCTGGTTCCAGTTCCCGGCCCGCGGCCAGTACGACGTCCAGATCCGCCGGCTCACGATCGACGACCAGTCGGACAACGTCGGCGACAACCAGTCGATCACGCAGGAGGACTCTTACTGGGGCGCCATCCGCTCGTTCCGCAATGACGCGCCGATCAATAAATCCGGCATTGCGCGGATCGCCATCCGCGCGCAGGCCACCGGCCAGCTGAACGGCGTGATCGAGCAACTCAACTGCACCGTGCAGGCGATCCTGCCGGTTTGGAACGGCTCAACATGGGTCGAGCAGCAGACCCGCTCGCCTGCCTGGGCGTTCTGCGACGTGCTGAGAGGCAGCGCCAACGCGCGCGCACTGGCGGCAAGCCGTATCGATCTGGCGCGCATGCTCGAATGGGACGCGCAGACGACGGCGGACGGTGTGACGTTCGACGCCTTGATCGAAGAGCAACGCAGCGTTGCGGAGTGGTTGGACGACATCGCAGGCACGGCCAACGCGGTGCGCGTCACCCGCAACGGCCTGTATTCCGTCGCGCTCGACAACTCGAAGTCGACAGTAGTGCAGCACTTCACGCCGCGCAATTCCCGCAACTTCGGGTCGACAAAGATATTCAGCACCCGGCCGCACGGCATCAAGGTGCGGTTCCCAAACGAGCTGACGCTCCACCAGATGGACGAGATCACCGTCTACGACGACGGCTACAGCGCGAGCAACGCCACGCTCTTCGAGACGCTCGAACTGCCGTATACCACCTCGGCCTCGCAGGCGTGGAAGCGCGGCAGGCGCGCGATGTTCACGGCGCGCCTGCGGCCCGAGATCTACAGCCTAGAGACCGACATCGAGCATATCGTCTGCGAGCCGGGCGACCTGGTGAAAGTCACGCACGACGTCCCGCTCTGGGGCGTCTCGGCGGCGCGTGTGCGGTCTCTCGCAACGAGCGGCAGCGATACCACGGGGGTCGTGCTCGACGCGGCCGTGGCGATGACAGGCGGCATCTCGTATGCCTGCCGCTTCCGGCTCTCGACCGGCGACACCCTGCTGGTGCCGGTGGACACAGTGGCCGGCGAGCAGACCAGCCTCACGTTCACCACGCCGGTCGCCACCGCCAGCGGGCCGGCTGCCGGCGATCTCGTCCTGTTCGGCGTCTCTGGCTCGGAGTCAGTCGAGCTGGTGGTACGGTCCATTGAGCCACTGGCTGACATGGGCGCCAGGATCACCTTCCAGGACTACGCGCCAGCCATCCAGACCAGCGCCAGCGGCACGGTGCCGGACTTCGATCCGCAGATCACCCTGCCGCCCGTCGTGCAGCGCGCGACGCCACCGTCGCCAGTGCTGGTGTCCATCGACTCGGACGAGGACGCTTTGATCCGCGCCAGCGACGGCACGCTGACGAGCCGCATTCTGGTGGCCGTGCAGGTCGACCAGCTCGCCGGGACAACGCCTGCCGAAAGCATACAGGCGCGCTACCGGCCGGCGGATACGTCGCAGAACTGGGTGTTCATCGGGTCCATCCCTGCGCCGTCCGGGTCGTTCTCGGTCATGCCGGTGGACGACGGCGACAACTACGAGATCGAGTTCCGCGCCGTCTCGCAGTTCGGCGCAACCAGCGAATGGGTGCGCATCTCGCACACGGTCGTCGGTAAGACCACCCCGCCGCCGTCTGTCGAGCGCTTCTACCGTCAGGGCAACGCACTGACATGGCCTTACCCGTCTCCGCCCATCGACCTGGCCGGCTTCCTCATCCGCGCAAACTACGGCACGTCGACCGATTGGGGCACGGCACGCGCGCTGCATCCAGGCGTCGTCACCGCGCCACCGTTCGACATCTCGGCACTGCACGGCACGCAGACCGTGCTGATCAAGGCCGTCGATACCTCAGGGATCGAATCAGCGACCGCGGCCAGTGTGACGCTTGACCTCGGCGACCTCCCGGTGTCCAACGTCGTCGAGACGCAGTCGGAGGCGCCGACCTGGTCGGGCACGCTCACCGGCGGGACGGACACCGGCAGCAACATCGAGGCCGATCTCGTGTCCTCGCCGCCGATGTACGGGCCGGCCGCGGCGCAGTTCTACGGCGCCGCCGGCGACGCTTTCTATGAGAATAACTACTACGACAGCATGAGCTACGTCGCGCGCTACACGCCAGACACGCTCTATCTCGGCGACGGCCTGCTGAAGCTCGACCTGACCGTCACCGGCGACTACACGATCGACTACCGGATCAGCACCTCGCCCGCGTTCTACGGGACGAGCGGCGATCCGTTCTACGGCAGCGCCAGCGATCCGTTCTACGACCCGTCCGAAGTCGGCGAGTGGACGCCGTGGCCGGGTGTGCTCGGTCCGTTCGAAACGGTGGCCGACACCTACGACGTGCGCCTGACGACCGCCGCCGGCGCGACGCAGGGCGTGTGCTCGCAGTTCGACCTGATCACCGACTTGCCGGACGTCGTCGAAGTGCTCGACGACGTCGTGATCGCTGCCGCTTCGACCCGGTTGCCGATCACCAAGACCTACCGCGCGATCAAGGTCGTCAACCTCACCGTGCAGACAGACGGCAGCGGCGGGGTCTCGGCGCGCATCATCGACAAAAACGAAACGCTCGGCCCGGACATCGAGGTGCTGAACGCGGCTGGCACAGCAGTCGACGGGCTCGTCGACGCCTACATACAGGGGTATTGATCTATGGCACTCCCATCCAGCGGGCAACTCGGCGGCACGCCGACCAACGCCGAATTTCAGGGCTACATCGAGGCCTTCCGCGACGTCGTCAGCAATCAGATCGGCGGGGCAGGGCGCACCGAGCTGACCATCGCGAGCGGGGCGGTCACGCCACCGGCGCGCGATCATGGCGGCGTGTTCCGGCTCGACACCGAGGGCAACGCGGCCTCGGACACGCTCGACACGATCACGCAGACCAACACGCCCGACGGCACCGTGATCGTGCTGATGGCCGAGGACGCCGCGCGTGTCATCACGCTGAACCACGCGGCCGGCGGCAGCGGGCAGATCCTGCTCGCCGACTCGACCGATTTCGTGTTCGCGTCGCTCAATGCCTGGGTGATGCTGCAGCGGCGCTCGACCGACTGGGTGGAACTGATGCGCTGGGTGCCGCCGGAGGATCTGACGGCGCTGTCGACCGGTCCGCTCGAGGCGGCCGATCTGCTGCGGATCTGGGACGACAGCGCCGGCACCGAGAAATCGATCAGCGCCAAGGCCTCGGCGACGCTCGCGGGCCTCGTCGAGCTTGCGACCAACACGGAAGCGCTGGCCGGCAGCGACACCGAGCGCGCCGTCACGCCGGGCGCATTGGCATCAGACCAAACCAAGGCCAACGCCGGCCACATCGTGTTGCCCGGGGGTATTTTGATCGCATGGGGCCGCGCGGCGTTTGCCGGCGGCACCGGCCCCGTGACGATCACATACAGCAGAGCCTTCGCGGCCACCCCGTACTCGATCACGGTGTCGCACAATTTTGGCGCGGTCGTGGCGTGGATCAGTTCACTCGGCACAACGAGCTGCGCGGTCACAGCCGGCAGCAGCGTTACCGGCACGGCATATGTGATCGCGATTGGGCCTGCGTGATGGATTTCTACGCCGATCCACTGGTGGACGTTCTCGCGGTGCCGATCACGACGACGACGACGGTCGCCGGGAGTCGTGCGGTGCACGCACTGAACATTGACACCAAGCCGGGCGCGAAAAACCTCATCATCGCGCAAGTCGAGGCCACCAACCCGCACTCGTACAGCGTCGGCGTCGGACGATTCATTTTGCGCAGTGACGGGGCGCGCATCGTGCCCGCGGTCATGGACAACGTGACGCCGCAGATGCACCACCAGGTCTTGCACTTGATCGGTTGGGACGCCGCACCCATCCCCAATGCCACGTACTCAGTCGTCATCTACGCCGCCTCGAACAACGCAAAGCCAGGCGACGCCCTGCGCATCGAGCAGGGCTACGGGTTCCTGCAAATCATGGCGTTTGGCGAGGATACGCCGTGAGCGAATCCCTCCGCGAGAAACAGGAGCGCTTCACGCTTCAGCTCGCGATCCTCGTGCTCGCGCTCGCGGGCCGCGGCTATCGCGCGCGCCTCAGGGAAGTCTGGCGCACGCCAGAGCAGGCGAAGCTGAACGAGGTCAAGGGCCTCGGCATCTCGAACTCCCTGCACCTCGATGCGCTGGCCGCAGACGTCTACCTGTCCCGCGATGGCCAGCCGCTACCCGAGACGCGCGAGGCATATGCCGTCATGGGCGAGCTGTGGAAAGCAATGGGCTCAGATCATCGCTGGGGCGGGGACTTCAAGAATTCGAGAGGCGAGCCAAAGCCGGACATCTATCACGTCAGCATCGAGCATGGGGGCAGGAAGTGATGGCAGAGAAAGACGCCGCTGAAGCGGTAAAAAGTGTCACCGATTACGGAGCGCTGACCTACGCGTGGGTGCTGCTGCTATCTGCGTGGGGCGGCGCGGTGAGTTTCATCAACAAAGTGAGGTCAGGTGCCGTGAGACCTTTTAATGTTGTAGAACTCGTGGGCGAACTCGTCGTGTCCGGTTTCGTCGGCGTGCTGACGTTCTGGCTCTGTGAGTCGGCCGGCTTCAACGAGCTCCTGACGGCGGTCTGCGTCGGCGTGTCCTCGCACATGGGCACGCGCGGGCTGTTCCGACTTGAGCAATACATCTCGAAGCGCCTAGGCCTTGATCCGGCGCCGCCGGGGCAATGAATCGGCGCATCCCGCGCCATTGAAGGGCAGACGCCCAAGGAGTAGACGACCATGAACCGACTGATCCTGATCCTGATGATGCTGCTGCCGTTCGCGGCCTCGGCTGACTTCATCGCGCGCTGCGATCCGCCATCGACCAAGACGGCGAGCAAGGCCGCATCGACCACGGCCAGCGCCATCGTGCGGCACCTGAAGAACATCGACCAGATCCGCGCCGGCGTGCCGGCCGCGCAGCGCGTGCTGCCGCAGTTCGACGCCGAGACGTCGGCCGACATCATCGCTGGTCACAGCCGCATGTGTTACCAGTT